ACGTGGGCCGAGGACGTGTACAAGGGCGCGGTGGCCGACGTTCCGGTCGACTCCGGCGACCTCGCCCGCGCGCTGGAGATACGCGTCGAGGGCTCCGGGGCGACGACCGACGCGCGGGTCGGCATCTGGTCCGACGACGAGTACTACGGCCAGTACGTCGAGTACGGCACGTCGAAGATGTCCGCGCAGCCGTTCATGTATCCCAACGTCCAACGGGCGAACCGCAAGGTCCGCGGCTGGGTCGCGGACGGCGTCGCGAAGCGGGCCGGCTGATGGCGTCCGCGGCGTGGCCCCTGCAGCAGGCCATCTACCAGCGGCTCGCCGGTGACACGGAGCTGACCGCGATCACCGGCGTCCACGACGAGGTCCCCGAAGCGGCGACCTACCCGCACGTCCTGATCGGCGAGGTCGTCGAGGAACCCGACGACAGCCACGACAACCAGGGCCTGACCGTCGCGTTCGTGCTGCACATCTGGTCGAAGTACCGCGGCTACGGCGAGATCGGCCGCATCCTCGCCCACCTGGACCGGCTGCTCGACCGGCGGCCGCTCACCGTTGACGGCTTCGAACTGGTCGCGATCTTCCGCGAGCACCACCGGATGCTGCGCGACCCCGACCCCACCATCCGACACTGCCCGGTCCGGTACCGGGTGTGGCTGAACAAGGAGAGATGACATGGCAGGACGCGACGGTTTCGGTACCGAGCTCCGACGGGGCGACGGCGACCCCGGCGGCACCGGGGAGCTGTTCACCCCCATCGGCAACGTCGGCACGTTCTCCGGCCCCAACAGCGAGCGCGAGACCTACGACGTCACGGCGCACGACTCCCCGTCGAACTTCCGCGAGTTCATCGGCGGCCTGATCGACGGCGGCGAGGTGTCCGTCGAGGTCCACTACGACCCGGACAAGCACGACGTCATCTACGGCGACTTCAAGAACCCCGACCCCGTCAACTACGAGATGCAGTCGCCTGCCGGTGAGGTCTGGGCCTTCGCGGCGCTGCTGACCGGGTTCGAGCGCGAGATGCCCATCGACGGGCAGATGGCCGCGACCCTGACCTGGCAGGTGTCCGGCGAGCCCACCATCACCCCCGCCCCGTAGCCCGATCGATAAGGACGACGCACAGATGACCACCAGCCAGAAGACGGAGTTCCTCGGCCGCGACGCGATCCTCGGCGCCGACGACCTCGCCTACTCGACCGTCGACGTCCCCGAGTGGGGCGGCACCGTGCGCATCCGCGCCCTGACCGGCACCGAGCGCGACCGGTTCGAGGCCGAGATCGCCGGGAACACCAAGCGGCTCAAGCTCGACAACGTGCGCGCGAAGTTCGTCGCCAAGTGCATCGTCGACGCCGAGGGCAACACCGTGTTCAGCACCTCGGACGTCGCCGCACTGGGGCAGAAGAACGCCGCCGTCCTGAACCGGGTGTTCGAGGCGTGCCAGCGCCTGTCCGGGCTGACCGACGACGACGTGGACGAACTGCTGGGGGAATGAGGCGCCGGCCAGAGCGGGAGTTCTACTTCCGTTTGGCCGGCCACCTCGGCATGCCCGTCGCCGAGCTGCTCGCCCGGACGAGCTCACGCGAGCTGACCGAGTGGGCGGTCTACGAGCGCCGCGCCGGACCGCTCGGCGCGCGCCGCGGCGACATCCAGGCCGCCATCGTCGCCGCGGCCGTCTACAACGTCAACCGTAAGAAGGGCGCCAAGCCCGTCGACCCGGAGAAACTGTTGCCGACCTGGGACGACTACCAGTCGGACGAACAGATGTGGTCGGCGATCCGGCAGGCCAACGCCGCGATGGGCGGCACCGAGACCGACTAACCGAGCCGGGCGGGAGGTGATCCCGCGTGGCGACCGTCGCATCCCTGCTCGTCAAGCTGGGATTGGACAGCAAGAAGTTCGACAAGGGCGTAGGCAAGGCCGTGCGCGGCCTGGACGACCTCACCAAGAAATTCGACCGGCTCGGCGACATCGGGAAGGTGTCGGCGATCACCACCGCCACCTCCGCGATCACCTCGTTGGGCGCCGCCGCCGGTCCCGCGTCCGGGGCGGTGCTGGCCCTGCCCGCCGCGGCCCTGGTCGCCGGCGCCGGCATGGCCACCCTCGCCACGGGGCTGTCCGGGGTGAGCGAGGCGATGTCCGCCACCGGCGGCACCGCTCAGGAGCTGGAGGAGGCCCTGTCCGGGCTGGCTCCCAGCGCCCAGTCGTTCGTCCGTTCCTTCGCCGGGGTCCGGGAGCAGTTCGCCCCGATCCAGACGGCGGTGCAGCAGAAGCTGTTCGCCGGTCTGGGGGAGGAGCTCTCGGCCCTGGCCACCGGCGCCATGCCCACGCTCGAAACGGGCATGACCGCGGTCGCCTCAGCACTCAACAGCCTGGGCGCCGAGGCGATGCGGACGATGAGCACACCCCTCTTCCAGGGGCAGCTGGCCGCCATCTTCGACGGCACCGCCAAGGCGACCTCGTCGTTCTCCGGTGTCGTCTCACCGCTGATGACCGTGCTGGCCCAGCTGGCCGTGGCGGGCCTGCCGCTGATCGAGCGGTTCAACGAGTGGGCCGCTGGAGCGTTGGAGAGCGCGGCGGCGTTCCTGACCTCCGAGAGCGGCGCCGCCAAGCTCTCCGACATCGTGCAGCGGGCGGGCGACGTCCTCGCCCAGCTCGGCTCGATCGCGGGCAACATCGGCTCCATCCTCGCGGGGGTCTTCGGCGCCGCCTCGGGTCCGGGGTCCGATCTGCTGACCACGATCGAGGATCTGACCGCGCGGTTCGCCACGTGGGTGAACTCCGCCGAGGGGCAGGAGCAGCTCGGCGAGATCTTCGGAACGCTCAACCAGATCGCGACGGACCTGCTCGCGATCCTGCCCGGGGTCGGAGCGGTGATCGGCACGATCGCCGCGGCCTTCACCAGTCTTCCCGGTCCCGTGCAGTCGACCGTGACGCAGATGCTCGCCTGGTCGATCGTGCTCGGACCCGTGGCGGGCAAGCTGTCCGGTCTCGTCGGCGTCGTCCAGACCATGGCACCCGCCCTGAAGACCATCGGCGGTCCGCTGGTCACACTCGGCAAGACGCTGGGCAAGCTCGGCGTGCAGGCCCTGATCATGGGCGGCAAGATGCTCGCGGGCTGGATCATGGGCATGGGGCCCATCGGCTGGATCATCGCCGCGGTGATCGGTCTGGTCGCGCTGATCATCATCTACTGGGACCAGATCGTCGCCGCGATCACCGCCGCGTGGGAGTGGATCAAGCAGGTCACGATCGCCGTCTGGAACGCGGTGATGGAGTGGCTGACCGGGGTGTGGAATTCGATCCTCGCCGGTCTGACCGCGGCCTGGGAGTGGATCAAGAACGCGATCTCCGCGGCGTGGAACTGGATCGTGGGGCTGTTCATGACCTACCACCCGGTGGGCATCATCATCTCCCACTGGGACCAGATCAAGGCGTTCTCCGCCGCCGCCTGGCAGTGGATCAAGGACAAGATCAGCGCCCTGTGGAACGGTCTCGTCGGCTTCATCTCCGGCGGGGTCGCCAAGGTCAAGGCGTTCATCACCAACGGCTTCAACACAGCGAAGGCCATGGCCGTCGCCGCGGTCGTCGGACTGCACAACCGTGTGCGCGCCACGATCGCCCGGGTGGTCTCGACCGTGCGCGGCATCCCCGGAAAGATCAAGTCGGTCTTCTCCAACGCCAAGAACATCCTGCTCCGCGCGGGTCGCAACATCATCCAGGGACTCATCGACGGTGTGTCCCGGATGATCGGCTCCCTCCGGGACAAGTTCAGCTCGGTGACCGGCATGATCCCGGACTGGAAGGGCCCGATGCGGGTCGACATGAAGCTGCTGGAGCCGTCGGGTGCGGCGCTGATGTCCGGACTCGAGCGCGGTGTGGAGGGCGGTCTGCCCGGGTTGCGCTCCACCCTGCGAGGGGTCACCCGCGAGATCCCGTCCAACATCGACACGACCATGCGCCACTCCGGTGGCCAGCAGTCCGGTGTGGTGATCGACGTCACCGGTGCCGACGAGGACATGAAGCGAATGATCCGGCGCATGGTCCGCCAGGGCGGTCTCGACATGCGAGGGAGGTGAGTCGTGGCGCTGCTGCCGCTGTCTTTGGTCGTAGAGCTGCGGGTCGACGGGACGTGGGTGGACATCACCCGGGACGTCTACACCCGTGAGGACATCGCGATCGTGCGAGGCCGACCCGACGAAGGCGATGAGGTCGACCCCGGGAAGTGCAGCCTCGTCCTCAACAACCGGCAGGGCAAGTACTCGCCGAGGAACCCCCGATCGCCGTACTACCGGCGGATCGGACGCAACACCCCCATCCGCGTCGGTGTGAACACCCCGAACGGTCTCGTGTGGCGGTTCCACGGGGAGGTCGCGAGCTGGCCGCCCCGGTGGGACGTCTCGGACACGGACGTGTGGGTTCCCATCGAGGCCGCCGGAATCCTGCGCCGGCTCGAACAGCAGGGCGCCCCGTTGCAGACGGCCCTGCGCCGGCTGTACGAGCGGTACGACCCGGTCGCGTATTGGGTTCTGGACGACGCGGAGGCGGCCGGGGCCCGGGGCGCTTCGGCGGTGCCGGGTGGTTCCGCCATTCGTTGGGCCCTCTGGGACACCACCACCTTCACGGCGGTAGCCACGCCCCCTGACTGGGAACAGGACCCGCCAGGGGAGTGGATGGACCGCATGGTGGCGACCGTTGGAACTCGGGGCATCGCTACCGGAGCGGTACCAGGACGCTCGGCCACTTGGGTGGTGGACCAGATACGCGCTGGTCGTGGTGGACAAGACGCCATAGCCATCACGACTCGCACGCCAAGTGGCGCCACCGAGACGTGGTTTCTGGGTGAGGATCCGACTGTGAACCCCCGTGAGCTGAATCTTTCCGTCCAGTACACGGTGGAGGAGCAGTCCTCTTCGAGCGCGCTCCTGGGAACAGTGGAGGCCACCGGGCTCGTGGACGGTTCGGCTCATCACGTCCGGTTGTCGGTTACTCGTGAAGGTTCCGGTTCGAGGTACGCGGTGATCGTCGACGGCGTCGAAGTGATAGGGGGGACCAGACCTGTGCACCCGGGTGTGGTCTCTTCCTGGGGTTACCACTGGTGGTGGGCCGATGACGGTGTGTCCGACCACATCCGCCTCGGCCACGTCGCCGTGTGGGGCCCCAACGCCCCCGACGCCGCAGCCGCCACCGCGGCCCTCCGCGGCCACGCCGGGGAACCGGCCGCCGAACGGATCCTGCGGTTGGCCGACGAGGAAGGACTTCCGATGACCGTGGTCGGAGACGTCGCCGACACCGTCGCGGTCGGCCCCCAGTACCCCGACGACGCGGTCTCGCTCATCCGCGAGGCGGCGGCCGTGGACGGAGGAATCCTCTACGAGGCCCGCGACCAGTTCGGTTTGGCTTATCGGACGCTGCGGTCCATGTACAACCGCGGCGCGCAGTTGAGTGAATAGGAGACACACATGGCCCTCGCGGCGGACTTTCGCAACCGGCTGCTCGACGGAGGGGGTGTCGGTGAGGCGGTGACCGCCTCCCTGCACACCTCGACCGCGGAACCGACCGCCGGTTCCGACGAAGTGACCGGCGGGTCCTACGCGCGGCAGTCGATCGCCTGGGCGGCGGCGTCCTCTGGTTCGGCCTCCGTCGCGCAGGAGATCGCGTTCAACGTTCCCGCCGGGACCACGGTGCGGTGGGTCGGGCTGTGGGACGCCGCGTCCACCTGGCTCGGAGCCCTCAAGACGTCGACGGACGAAGTCTTCGAATCGGCGGGTGTGGCCCGTGTCGACCCGGCCACGATCAACCTGACCAACCAGCCCTGAGGGGGTCGGCGTGGCTGTCACCGTCGACAACTCTCTCTCCGGCCCGGGCGGCACCGCACCGACGGCCGCGTCACTGGCGGCCACGGCCAGGACGGGGACGGCCGCGTTGGTCGCCCCGGAGCGGTCGGTCTACTCGGCGAGCCGTACCCTGCACGGACTCGGCACGATCGACATCGCCACAGGGCACCATCGCGCCAACTCCACACCGCGTGTGGAAGTGGCGCTCCCGCCGGCCCCGTGGCACATGCGCTGGTACGTGTACCCGCCCGCGCTCCAGGCCGCCGGATTCGGCGCTGACGAGGTGCGCTGGGTCGCCCGCTTCGGGGGCTACGGCCTGGTCCTGCACGAGACCTCGGGCGGCAACGTGGGTCTGCGCTTGCAGGCGGACGGGCTCGCCCAGGCCCCTCTGGTCCCGGCACAGACCGGTTCAGCCGTGTCGCTCAGCCAGTGGCTCCGCATCGAGGCCACCTCGGACGGCACCGACACCGTCGTCCGCGTCTACCCGGGGCACGCCGCGACCGGGGCGCGCGTCGCGACGTGGTCCGGCACGGGACTGCAGGGAAGCGTCACGGCCGAGCTGACGGCGTACCGTTACCGGCGCGGCGTGCTCCTCCAGCCGGGCGACAATGACGCCGACTTGCCCGGTACACCGGTCCAGGATCGCCAGCAGCAGATCCTGGTCTGGGACCCCGACGAGCTCCCCGTCTACCAAGACGACGGCGACTACGGGCAGGAGACGGTGACCGCCGTCGAACGGTTCCAGACCGAGTTCGGCCTCGTTCCGGTCGATGGTGAGATAGGCCCGGAGACGGCCGCGGCGCTCGACCTGGTCGTCGCCGAGATCCAGGGGGATCCCCTTCCCCCCTCCACCCACATATCGCACCTGGCCGTGTCCGACGGAGCCGCGATCGGCTCCGCTGACACGCCCCTGACCTCGGCTGCCACCACCCTGGAGGCGTCCGGTGACGCCACCGTCACCCCGGACTTCAACGTGGTGACCGCCGTCGCCAACGTCGGTGTGGTCGGCTCCGCGCAGGTCACCAAGGAGGTGACCGTCTCCGCGTCCGCGACGGTAGAGGTATCCGACGAGACCCGGATGTCCAAGGACACCACGGTGCTCGCCGACACCACCGTGGAGGTGTCGGGGACGGCGGGGGTCACCGAGTCGGCCGGTGTGGCGGTGGACTACGCCGCGGGTCACATCAGTCCGCCGTTCGAGCCGGTCGAGGACGACCTCCACGTCGCCAACGACATCACCGTCTCCGGTGCCGGTGGCGAGTACCGCCTCACGGTCACCGACGGCCCCCTGGGCGTGGAAAGCGTCGGCAGGTACAAGGCCAGCGACGAACTCAACGTCGCCGACGAGGGACAGTTGGCCTCTCAGGCCGGTTGGCGAGCCCACCTCGGTACACACGACGACGCCCGTTACCCCGTGGTGCACGTCAACCTGGCGGGTTCACCGGAGCTGGCGGGCACCATCGCCACCCGGGACTGCGGGGACAGCCTTCAGGTCCTCAATCCGCCGCCGTGGTTGCCGCCGAGGCCGATCGAGCTGCTGATCCAGGGCTACGAGGAACGGTTGAACCTGTACCGGTGGGATGTGACGTTCAACGCCAGCAGCGGCGAACCGTGGATCGTCGGTGAGGCCGCCGACGGTGCCGCTGTTGGATCCGCGGCCGCGCCGGACCGCGCGGACACCGCGGGTTCGGCGCTCGCCCTCGCCATCGACGACACCGAGACGACGCTCTCCGTCGACACGGGATCCGGTCCTCCGTGGATCACCAGCGCCGAGTATCCGGACGACTTCCCCTTCGACGTCGTCGTGGACGGCGCCGAGGTGATGCGGGTGGCGTCCATCGTCGGCGACGGATTCTCGGCGCCGCAGACCCTGGAGGTCTCCCGAGGGGTCAACGGCATCACCAAACCGCACCAGCCCGGAGTGGACGTGCGCCTCGCCCAACCCATGACCACCGCACTCTGACCAGAAAGGAGGCGCCGCCATGCCCTTTCCATGGCTCGCGGGCATGCGAGTGACAGCCGAGCGCCTCAATGAGCACAACCCGATCCTCGTGTACAAGAGCGCGACCGAGAACCGCACCAACACCAGCACGGTCGCTCCCGACGCCCACCTGACCCTCACCCTCGGCGAGGGTGTGTGGGACATCCACGCGTTCATCGACTTCGCCGGTACCGAGGGATCGGGAGGGATCCGCGTGGCCTGGCACACGACCATGACCACCGTGTCCATTCGCCGTGCGACCGGGCCCGCCTCGTCTTCCACGAACCGCTCCGACACCACCATGCGTTCCTCGGTGCACAACATGGAGACTGAGGCCGGGTACGGCAACCGCGACCCCAGCGGGTACCGGTCGCAGGCGTGGGAGGACATGATCCTCCAGGGCCCCGGAACACTCACCCTGCTGTGGGCGCAGATCAACGCGCACACGTCCGCGACGGAATTGTTCGACCAGTCCTACCTCAAGGCACAGCGGGTCGGCTGATGCCCGACGACTCGCTGGAGGGCCTGCGCCGGACGATAGAGGTCGGCCTCGCGCAGGTGTCCGGACGCCTGGACGTCATCCTCCAACGCCTGGAACACCAGGCCGCCCGCACCGACGAGCACGCCCGGCGCCTGGAGGAACTGGACGCCCGCCTGGACGACGTCGAGCGGGTCACGGTCACCCGGGAGGACATGGACACCCGCGCCACCCGCACGATCGCGGTCACCGCCGTCGTGGTGACGGGGATCGGCATCGTCGTCGGCGCCGTGACCGCCGTGGCCGTCGCGGCCCTCACCTGACACACCCGAACGCACCCACCGCCCCCGTCACCCACGGGGGCTTCGTCATGTCTGGAGGCAGACGTGCCCCAACCACCCCTCTACGTCACCCGGACCGATCTCGGTTGGTCGGAGACGAGTCCGGCCGACCCGGCGGACCCCACATCCGGGCTGGTGGTCCACTACGACGGCGTCGACCAGCACCTCGCCGACCAGGACCACGCGGCGTGCCTGGACTACTGGCAGGCCACCCGGGACTTCCACACGGGTCCTGACCGGGGTTGGGCCGATGTCGGATACAGCTTCATGGCCTGTGCTCACGGCTACGTGATCGAAGGCCGCGGCCTCTACCGCGAGCAGGCCGCCCAGCGCGGCGCGAACGACACCCATTACTCCGTGACCCTGGCGGCCGGTCCCACGGACCGGATCACGGACGTCCAGATCGAGGCCGTCCGTGAGCTCCGCGCATGGCTCATGGAACCCGACACCTCGGTCTCCGGCACGGTGTTCGGGCACCGAGACCTCAACGCCACCTCGTGCCCTGGAGACGACGCCTACGCGCTCGTGCAGGACGGCACGTTCGCCCAACAGCCCGGTAGCGACACCCCCACGACGGATGGAGACGATGACATGCTCGGACTCAAGCTCGGCGACACGGGCGAAGCGGTGAAACTCCTTCAGCTCAAGGTCACTCGCGCCGGCTTCGGCGCGGCCCTCGGCGAGTCCGGTGCCGACGGCGATTACGGACCCGCGACCGCCGAAGCCGTCCGCCAGACCCGCGCCTACGTCGGGTCCAAGGCCCTGGAAGGCTACGGCGACCGGGTCAGCGCGCACGGGAAGGACCAGATCGACGCCGCCGTCATCAAGCGCATGCTCGCGGACGGCGGCACGACGAGCGGCGGTGGCGAGACTCTGCCCGAGACGGTGCGGGTGACGGGTGAGCTGACGGTGGAGGGCTGATGGTCCACGAATCACCTACCCCGGTCCCCGGAACCCCCTCGGCGGATCGCGCCGACGCCCGCAGTCGCGGGTGGCGCACCCTGGCCCAGGCCGCGGCCGTGACCGCCCTGGTCGGTGCCGCGACGGCGGTCGCGGAGCTGGTCGGGTCCGACGGCCTGTCGCTGACCACCGTCGCGACGGCGGCCGGGACAGGCGCGCTCATGGCCCTGGCCGCGTGGGCGCAACGCCGACTGGAAGTGCGGCGCGGACTCTGA